GACGGTTTTTCAGCCAGAAGATCATCGCGGTGGTGTCGCCGCCGCGGGCCTTGTCGTAGAGCGAGCGCGCGACGAGCGAATCAGCGATGTCCTTACCGGCGCGCAGCGCGTCCGCGAACTCCGGATGCTGCTTTTTCCACTCGTTGATCGTGGCGCGCGAGACTTCGAAGAAGCGCTCGAGATCCGGGTCAGTCGCGCCGAGCAGGCAATAGTTCTTCGCAAGCTCGGCGAACTCAGTGCGGTACTTCGAGGGACGTCCAGCCATGGAGTGGGCGCGGATTCCGGTTCGAATGGTGAGCCGTTACAGGACCGACTTGAGATCGGCGACTAGGCACCGGATCTCGTAACCCATGCGACTGAGCATCGAATCTGCCGATCCTTCGAGCGCGTACGCAAGCGAGTGAATCCGGTCAGCGAACGAATGCGCGGGATGCACGATTGCGGGTTGGCCCGCCGCGGTGGCGGCGTCGAGCGGTGCAATCTGGACAGACGATGCAATGTCGCTTGCGGGTCCGCTTGCCGCAGGCGATGCAACGGCGTTTGGGACGATCGGCGCACCATCAGCAGGCAATTCCGCCGCCGTAGACGCGCCAGCAGGCGGCAACTGGCCGTTTCCCGCCTCAGTCTCCGAGGAAATCGAGGGCACCTGTTGCGAGGCAGCACCAGATGCCGACGGCACGTTTCCCAGATCACCACCAGCGGCAGGAGCATCGCCAGCCATCGACGTTTGGGCGCCATCGGTTGCAGCGCCCACAGCGTTTCCCGGCTCACCCGCGCTGACCGTAGCCGAAGCATCGACTGCAGAGGTCACGACCGGCGATTGCCCGTCCTGCGAGGCACCACCAGCAGCGTTTCCCGAGTCGACCGGCTGCAGCGGCTCAGTGCTGCTCGGCGCGGCGTCGGTCGGCAGCGCGGCGCCCTCACCATCGACAGCGAACATGGGAAGGCAGGCACTCAGGGCGGCGATCAGCAGGGACTTGCGCATTGCGGCTCTCCAAATGAAAAAGCCCGCGAGGCTTGGAGCCTGCGGGCTTTCGGGGTGGATCGCAGAGACAAAACGACCCCTAAGGGTCGTTTTGCTCGTCAATCGACGGAATCGGTCATCAATAGCGGCGGAGTATAGGCCAGTCTTATCGGGTTTACAAGTCCATCTGCTTTCTCTAACCGATCGCTGATCACCATCTGGGCGTGATATAGGGCGAAGTCCCAGATGTGGGCATTGTCTTTGCCCTGCTTCAGTCTCAGCACGCGGCAGATCTCGCCGACGCGCGAGCGGCGCACGTAGTAGAGCTTCAGTACGTCCTTGTCGAGCGGCATGAGGCGCTGCCACGCGTTATTGACCTTCACCGCGTCTGCGTGGTCGATGACGGGAGGCGCGGCGCGCAGCTCGCGCCAACCACCGCCCCGGTAGCGACCTTCGGCCGAGGCGATGTCTGCGCCGCCGTATCCGCCGAAGCGCTGCGCGCGGGCCCAATTTTCGAGTCTCGGTTCCAGCGTTCGCAGATCCATAGTTTCCCCGTTGTTCGTGCCCGTATCGCTGGGTCCAGCGGCCGAGTGCGCGTCGGCGTGGCGCGGTGCTCAGGCCGGCGCCGTCCATCTGAACGTCGCCGCGCGGTGACTCCCCAGGTCAGCCGAATATCCTTTTGAAGAAGCCGACACGCTGTTCGAACAGCTTCCCCTTCTCGCCACAATTGCCCATGGATGTGCGCTCAAACGTCGCGAATGCACGTCCGCTCACCGGCTCCTTATGAGCGCCTTCGTGATGACAGGCGTCGAATGGCGTGAACCTGATAGGCCCGAAATGCTTGCAGTCTTTGCAAAGTTTCATGCTTCCTCCTGTTTCGGCGACGTCCACCGAAAAGTTGCCGCGCGCTCTGCCTGAACCTCATCCCAAAGCGCGTCGAGCTGGTTCGCGTCGAGCTTGGCTTTGCCGCCGCGCTTGCCGCTCACCCGTTGGTCACTGGACGTTTCGCAGTTCAGGCGCAGGCGTTGGCGCGGTGCGGGGCAGGTTTGAGTTCCGTGCCGCATGATCAGAACGGTTGGCCGTAGTAATCGCGCTTGCTCATCTGATGCACGACCGAGGCGCTGCGAAGGTTAGGGCTGTAGTCGCTCATGCGCCCGTGAAAGGGCTGCATGTAGCTGCGCGCCGCACGCTCGCGCTCTTTCGTGCCCTGGTGCGGCATGTACCTGCTGGTCCGCTTCTGGCGCTTGCTCGGCGCGACGCGGCGACGCTTGCCGCTGACTGGTCGATCGCGCTCGATGGTTACGATGTTCTGACTGATGCTCGCCAGTGAGCCCAGCAGGCTCGCGCCCATAGCGCCAGTGAGAATTGCGAGTCGCTTCATGTGTGATTTCTCCGTGCGGTTGAGGTCAATGCTGCTTTGAACGCCACGCAACGAACTGCTGGCGAATGAACCGGTGAAATCTCTGCTCTGCCGCGCGGTCCTCGGCGAGTTGCCGCCGGCTCTCGATCTCGCACGCGGCCCGGATAAAGGCCGCGGCTTCGTCGACGGTGGGCTCGCGAACCGGAACCATGTATTGCGAGACGAAGGCGCGGAACTGAGGGTCGCGCGGGAGCATGCCGGCAAGTTGGAGGATGTTCATGGCTTGAGCACCTTGACCGCGAGACGGCCAACGCGATACACGCGCTCGAATCCGTAGCGCTCGCTGAACAGCGGCTGATGGTCAATTCCGAACCAAAGGCCATAGCCGAAGATGCGGAACCAGCCTCCTCTACGAGAGACCATTACGGCGGTGAAGTGGCACTTTTGCATCAGCGCTCCCACCGCGTGAATCGATGGCTCCGCGCGCTGCGGATCGGCAGCTTGAACCACACGTCTAGGAAGCCTGATTTCCGCAACCAGGTAAGGCCGCAGACGTAGCCGCCCTCGTTCAAGGCAATGCAGCGGCGGCTGATGTGCCAGGAGCCGCCTAGGAATCGCTTATATCCGCTCATACGAAGTGCCTCTGCCCATAGCGCCCGATCAGCAGCGCGTCGGCCCGCCCGTCATGCTTCTGCAGCGGGCAGTACTGCATGCCGAACAGCTCGCGCGCCAGCTTCAGGCTCTGCGTCTTCGTATCGCTCGACGGCGTGCGCTTGATGCCGTAGAAGCCCTGCCATGTCTTCGGCGAGACGAACGCCATGTCAAACCCGGTGAGTTCGCACACGGTGCAGATCACGGCCTTGGTCGCCTCGAGCGAACCCATGCTCTGGACGCTGCCGCCGGCGAACGTGTTCAGGTTCTCCATCACGACGAGGCCCTTTTCATCGGCCGGCGCATAACGGCGCAGGAGCGTCTGGAGCGCTTTCGGGTCGATCTCGTTGCGGATCTTCGTGTTGCCCGGCTTGGCGCGGGTGGGCATGTCGTGGACCGCGAGGCGGTCGCCCGGGCCAAAGAAGGCAAGCGCGCCCCGGATACCCGGGTCGATGGCGATCAGCATGCGTTCACCTGTTCAGCAGCCAGACGGTCAGCGACGAGCTTTGCGTAGCCGACGATGTCATGCCAGTTGTCGTGGTAAGCCGGATCGCCATTGAGCATGCGGGCGATCTTGTCAGCAATCGTTTCGAGCGCCTGCTGTTGATCGGCAGCAAGCCGAGACCAGCCGGGACGGGACCACATTGCCCTCTTGATGCCTTGGCAAATCGCAGCGTGGTCAGCGAACTTGCCGTAGCGTGCGCCGCGCTCTGCAAGCGTGCTTTCAATGTTCATGGGCGCCTCCTTTTGGGCGTCTGGAAATCGGTTCATGGGGTCTCCCAAAGCTTCTGGCCGCGCATGCGGTAGTTGTCGACGACCGTCTGGCGAATGGCCGCGTATTCGGCCCTCAGTTCCGGATCGATGCTTTCCTCGACGACCTTTCGGCCCGCACTCGACGTGATCGCGTCAGTTGAGCACCGGGCGACGTTGAACGGCAGCGGCTTTCCAGAATCGGACTTGCCGCGCAAAACGGCACGGAACGCCCACTCGGCGGACGGCTCTGCGCGCTTGATGCGGCCGATGGTGCGGCTGAGGATTTCGAGATTCTTCGAGGCCTGCTCGGGCGTTACCGACGGGTTGTGCTCAAGCTGCGGCGCCTGCGATGCGACAGCTTCGACTCGCGCGCGCCGGCAATGGGCCATGAACTCGGGCAACGTCGGCGCCCGTTCGAGGTCTGTCATCGTTTCGCGGCCGGCCTTCATCTGCGCGCTCGTGAGCCGTGCGAGCTCGACGCCCCATTGCCGCTTGATGTCCTCGATCTTCGAGCCGCGCCAGA